AACGATTTGCCTTCACGCGGGCTCGAACTGGTCGATTTAGCTCAAAGTCTTTCGATCGAGCTCATGCCTTGGCAAAAATTCTTCTTGGAACACGCTCACAAGGTAAAGCCCGACGGCAGGTGGGCGACGCCCGTGGCGGTCTGCACCGTAGCTCGTCAGAATGGCAAAAGTTTTTTAATGCAACTGAGAATTCTCGGCGGTCTTTTCCTATGGAATGAGAGCTTGCAAATCGGCTCAGCTCACCGACTTTCGACCTCGCTTGAACAATTTCGGCAGCTTGTTTCGGTGATCGAGGGACAAGATTACTTGGCCAAACAAGTCAAGCGAATTCGTTGGACTCACGGCAGCGAAGAAATTGAAACGGTTCACGGAACTAGGTTTATCGTCAAAGCTGGCGGCTCAGCTGCTCGCGGCGTTTCCAAGCCTGAGACTATCCACCTCGACGAACTTCGCGAGATGAACGACCTCGAAAGTTTTGCTTCACTTCGTTACACCTTAATGGCCGCCAAAAATCCGCAGATAATCAGCTATACAAACGCAGGCGACGCAACGTCAATCGTGCTCAATTCTTTTCGCGATCGCGCTTTGGCTTCGATCGCTGGCGGTGCTGACGATATTGGCTATTTTGAATGGAGCGCACCGACCGACGACGTACAAGATCAAAAGAATTGGCTGGCGGCAAATCCAGCTATTGGCCACACGATAAACATTGACAACATCAAGGCCGTTTTGAATGACCCGCACGACGTTGTCATGACCGAGGTATTGTGCCGCTGGGTTCAGTCAATTCAAAGCTGCGTTGGTTCAAATGAGTGGGCAGCTTGCGCCGACGAAGAATTTGACCTCGACCCCGAGAAGTTGACTTGGCTTGGCCTTGATTTATCGCCTGACCGTAAATTTGCGGCGCTTGTTGGAGCTCAAAAAATTGGCAGCGACGAAGAATTTGGCGTCAAACTTCTTCACACTTGGAGCAATGACGTTCAGCTCGACGACAAGGCGATAGCTAATGACCTCGCACCTTACGCTCGAAAGTATTCGCTGGAATATCTTCTTTACAGCCGACGAACTAGCGGCGCGGTAGCTGCTCGACTTGTTCCAGCTGGAATTCCAATCTTCGACATGGATGGGGCTTACCCACAAGCTTGCGACGAAATGCTCGGAGCGATTAACTCGGGGCGTCTTCATCACAGGCCGAACAAGGAACTCACAGCTCAAATGCTTTCAGCCGTGCAGCTACGCCGAGGCGACGGCGGTTGGGTTATCGGAAGACGCGCCTCACAATCCGCGGTTTGCGCAAGCGTGGCAACAGCTCTCGTGACTCACTTCGCGACAAGGCCTGAAAGTGACCTTGACATAATGGTCGGATAACCGTGTCAAATTGTGTCAAATCGTGGCGTGTCGTCGATTGGTCACGCGTAACTTGTTGCCAATTTTAAAAACTCAAAAAGTGCGTTTGATATAATTGGTCTACAACTAGAGATCGGGAGCTCTCATGACTACAAAGAAAAAATGCTTTGAACTAGCAGCTGAACACGGTTTGACGATTGACTACTCGCTAGGCGGCGACAAGTTTTGCAGCGTCGATCTTCCTGACGGCTTTCTGGATAGCGACGGCCGAACTGGACTGAACTTCGAAGGCTTTGAAATGAACGCCAGAGAATTCTGGAAGGCCGTCTACATGACGATTGAAGAAATTGTGATCGCAAAACACCGCTGGACAAAAAGCGGCGACACGCCCACCGACTAATCTTGACGGCTTAACCTCTCAATGATAATGCCGCCATAAAATTGGCGCATGGGAATTCGAAGCGCACTCTTTCCGAAGGTCGAAGCTGCTCAACGTCCTCTTGACGTTGAAGCTTCTCTCGCACCGTACTATTCAGAAACTTCGCCATTCTTCTTTGCTGGCTTAACTTCCGCGACACGTGGGGAAGCGATCAGCGTGCCAGCGGTCGCGCGCTCCGTCGGGATACTTCAAACCATTGCTTCATTGCCCATGCACGTGCGCAATGTAGCGACTGGCGAAAAGGTTCAAGCGCCTCGGGTCATAAATCAACCTGACCCGCGTATCGCTGGAAGTGTTTTTTGGTCTTGGATAATTTCAGACCTTGTCATGCACCCGTCAGCTTATGCATTAGTCATGGAGCGCTACGCCGACACGGGAAGAATTCGCGCAATGGAACGCGTCGCACCTGAACGCGTCACCGTACAAATTGACGCGATCGGTTATGAAATCACGGCTTATCAGATAGACGGCTCTTACGTTGACCCGAATAATTTGGTTGTGTTTGCTGGCGACGGTGAAGGATTGTTGCAACGCGCAGGCCGAACAATTAAAGCCGCCGTTGCCCTGGAACGTTCAGCCATGAACTTTGCAAATGAACCAATTCCGCAAATGGTATTAAAATCAAATGGAACTTCGTTGCCAGCTGATCGGGTTGCAAAACTTTTATCCTCTTGGCGTACAGCACGCGCAAATAAATCAACCGCGTTTTTAAATGCTGACGTAACGTTGGAGACCCTTGGTTATGACCCAAAGTCAATTCAACTCAACGAAGCTCGCAATTACGTTGCGCTTGAATTAGCGCGGGCTTGCGGTCTGCCTGCTTATTTCGTTGACGCGCAGCAAAGCACCTTTACTTATTCAAACGCTTTGGACAAAAGACGCGATCTCGTTGACTTTGCTTTTAGAAATTACATGTCGCAGATTGAACAGCGAATGAGTTTTGCTGATTTCGTGCCAGCGGGACAAGAAGTGAAGTTCGATCTTGACGACTTCTTGCGTGGCAATCCTTACGAGCGCGCGCAAGTTTATGAAATCTTAAATCGCATTGGCGCAATGTCAATCGAAGAAATACGCGAGGAAGAAGACATGCTGCTATGAAAAAAGTGATCACGCCAATGACAATCACCGCGACCGACTCAAACGAGCGAACTATTAGCGGCACAATTGTCACCTTCGAAGAAACAGGTAACGCTTCAATTGGCAAAGTGCAATTTGCAAAAGGTTCGATCGAAGCTGCGCCAGTCTTGCTTAATCTTGAACACGATCGCTCACGCCGTATCGGAAAGACATTGAGCATGGAACAAACAGACCAAGCAATCACGGCAACTTTTAAAATTGCGGCAACAACCGCAGGCAATGACGCACTTGTCGAAGCTGCCGAAGGATTGCGCGACGGTTTTAGCGTTGAAGTTTCCTTTGACGAATACGAAACACTTAAAGACGGAACAGTCAGAATTTTGGCAGGCGAACTCACAGCCGTGGCTTTGACTTCCGAACCTGCTATCCGATCAGCTCGCGTCAGCGAAGTAGCTGCAACAGAAGACGAAAATTCTGAGCCTGCACCCGCAGACGCAGAAGCAACACCTCAACCAACAGAAGGAGACGAAGTGGAAGACACCGTCAAGGACGCTTCAACCGCAGAGACGGTCGAAGCTGCTCAGTCAATCACCGCAGCCGCAAGCTCAGTCGGGGGATTTAAAGCAACCCCTCGCATTGAATTAACAGCGGTTAAATACCTAGAAAATAAAATCAAAGCTTCAATGGGTGACGAGAACGCTCGTCAGTACGTTTTAGCTGCGGACAACACAACCGACAACGCTGGTCTTGTTCCAACTCGCCAGCTTTCAGAAGTTATCAACGGACTCGGAACAACAATCCGTCCAAGCATTGACGCGATCTCTCGCGGTGCATTGCCTGACGCGGGAATGACTTTCGAAATTCCAAAGATCACAGCAATGCCGACCGTTGCAGTCGCAGCGGAAGACGCAATCTTCTCAGATACAGACCAAAACAGCGCGTTTCTGAGCGTGGACGTCAAAAAGTTCGCTGGCCAGCAAAAATTTAGCGTGGAGCTCCTTACCAGAACTTCGCCCCTCTTTTATGATGAGCTTCTCAGAAATATGACTGCGGCAATGGCTAAGGCGCAAGACGCCTATGTCAACGCCCAGCTTGTTGCAGGCGCAACAGCTGACGCAACAGGTATCACAACCTACCCAACAGCCGCGGAACTTCTCGCGTTTATTGGTCGCGGTGCAGCTTCCGTTTATGCTGCAACAGCTGGACTTGCAAATCCATTCGCACGCAACATCTTGGTGAATACTTCACAATGGTCAAACCTCATGTCACTTAATGACTCAGGTCGCCCTATTTACAACGAAGTGTCACAGCCAAGCAACCAACCTGGTCTTGCGACACCAACGTCGCTTCGTGGCCGCGTTGCTGGTCTCGATCTCTACGTCACCGCAAACACAGCGGCAACAACAGACACCGACGACTCAATCATGATCATTAACCCTGACGCATACACATGGTACGAAGGAACTTCTTACCAGCTACGCGCAGAGTCAACAGCTGACGGTTCAATCACCGTGGGCGTTTATTCATTCGGCGCAGTAGCGACAAAGATTGCCGCTGGCGCTTTTGGCGTGAATAAGTCGTAATCGACAAACTAATCATGGCCTGCGCTCGCTCCCGAACGTAGGCCAGCAGAACGAAAGGACGGCTCATGCCTAGCATTGTTACAGCTGCACAGCTTCGCGCGGTGCTAGGCGTGAGCTCGTCCCTATATAATGACGCTTACCTAAACGAAATAATAAACACAAGCGAGGCCGTAATTTTGCCCATGCTTGTTGCAAATACTTCAGCAATTAACGCTTACAAATTAGACACAAACGTGGCTTCGTATTACACGAACCGCGAACATCATTTCGTTGCTGGTCAATCCGTTATCGTTACAGGATTGCCAGCACCTTTTAGCGCAACCGTCACGGTTGTGACAGCTGGAACTTATTACTTCACAGCTGCAATCACAAGCGCCAATGTAACGCTTCGCGACATAATTCCAAATGGAACGGCTACGCTTTCAGGATATTCAGCGGCCGAAATCTACGCAGGCAACGACGCAATTGAGTCGGCCATTCTTGCCGTATCGGTAGAAGTCTTTCAGTCTCGCGTCGCAGCTGGCGGACAAATTGAAGGCGTAGATTTTGCTTCAACTCCTTACAGAATGGGACGCAGCTT